AGTAGCTCACTGTTTGACCATCTCTTGTTACCCATTGGATTCTTCTCCTAATTTCAAAAACTCATACAAATCCATTTCAAAATATTCGGCAAACATCTGCAACTTGCTCAGGTGCATATCTGAATTGACCCGCCATCTCGACACCTGCTGATGGTGAACACTGAAGTCCCTAGCCATCCGCTCGTTCGGTATGTTGAGTTCTTTCTGGGCGTTCTTAACACACAGCCCTGCGTTTACTCGTGTCATTTATCGCTCCCGTGGTAATATGTAACTGCATCGCAAGATGTTTCTCTCATTGGGATGACCCCTTTGCCCCGTTAAGCTACGGGGCTTTTTTTGTTACCAAGGAATCTGATCGTTAACATCAGCCGCAGGATTGGTCTCAATCGTTCTCTCGATCGGCTGAGGATTCTGCTCTTCAACGCGCCTGTACGAGTACGTCATTGCAGGCGTCTTTGGCCCCTTGCGCTCTGGATCAGGCAACCAACCTGACATGTGATATTCCACACCTTCGATGTTCATTACCCCGGTAAAGTCTGGGTCACGCTTGTCAGGACGTTTCTTCTCATTGCGCCAGATAGCGCCCCGGTTTGTGTTGTCATATTGTGTCATTGCATTTTCCTTAATCGATTAACTTCTAATTGAATTGTGTCTACGGCCTTTGATACCTCATCAGCCAGTAGCGTGATGTAGTCATCGTCACGTTCGACTCTGACGATCAGCGCAGGCATCGTCTCGTGGTAAGACACAAAGTCCCACCACTGCCTACCAGTGATCCACATACAGCCCATCACCTGCTGTTTGTATTTAGTTGGTAACACACCTGCTCGTAAATAAGCAATATGTGTTGCAGGAGTCGGGCATTTGATTTCTAGCCCACCGTCTTCCATCAAACCGTCCGGTGACACCCCTGCCATCAAGGCGTCATGGAGGCAGAAACCTACTTCCTGAACCTCGTTACCACTGGCTAACTCGTAAAAATTTCTAGCCATCGGTTCGAGTTCAGTCCCACGTTGCATGGCATCAGTTACCTTGACCTCTGTGGTCTTGCCGGTCATCAATTCAGCGATTAACTGATTGATGTACCCTTCAGCCTGTGTAGAAGGCTTGCCACTGGCCTGAATCAACTTGTCGAATCCTGACCCACTAGGACAGCCTAGGCGGCTGTTCAGCCACTCCTGTGTCCCTTGCTCGTGATTGATCACTCTCATCGTGCTTGCCCCTTTTGAAGATGTTGTCCCAGTTTTCCTGAAACTTTTCCTTGTTCGGTATCGGACGAGGTTTGCTTCCTTTTCCCATTGCCTACTCCTTTAAGCCAACATGCGGCACACTGGATGCCAAAGCTGTCGATGACGACAGCCTTTTCACCACACCACTTACAGATCGACATCTGACAACTCGTTATCAGCTTGTGCAGTCTGAGCTTCCATTTGCGCGATCTTTTGCGACAGCGCGTTATACGCCTGCTCATGATGCGATTGTGGTAGCTCGGACACAGAACTGATCCGATAGTGCGCTAGGAACTTTTGTATGTCGGTTCCTGAGTAGTCCAACATCTCATTGAGGCGTTGAGCCTGAGCCTTGTCGATCGGCTGATTTAGCGCGTCTTTCTCGGCCTGCGGGATATCCTCGCCTGCGTATATGTACAGCCCTAATCCTGTGGTCATGGCAATCGTTTTTACAAGACACCTCATACGAGCATCTGAGATCGCTCTAGCGTCAGGATCAATGACCGCCCTGTTGCGATTATCCATAACAGGCAACCAACCGTAGCCAGAGCATACCTCTTCACCATCATGGATATTGATAAAGCATTCGACAGTCATCGAGTCGTTCTTGTGGCGCACGTTCTTAAAACTGATGTACGTCTCAGGATAAGCAGACTTGAGTTTTGACCATGCCCAAGTCCATGAGAGGTAGGACAATTGCCCCTTCTTCTCAATGTGATCGTTGACATTGACGTTAGATAGATCAGACCAGATGCGGCCTAAAAGTGTTGTTTGATTTTTCATTGCATTCTCCCATTGGTAAACAACGGGAGGATTACAACATATTATGTTTAGCTGTGCAACAGTTGATGTTTAAACTGCTTGCATTCTTTTTACGAGACGCTCGGCACGATTGGTCACCTGACGATACCAACGGCTGTCGATCATCTCTTCACTGGCCTCCTGCCACTCACCTGCCTCTACAGCCGCGTTGAACTTCTTGAAGCCTGACAGTCGTGGACGCCCCATGTTGAACATCATGTTGGCTAGGATGTGCTGAACTTCTTCAGGAAGCTCTGAGAAGCCGCTGTAAAGACGTTCGCACTCATCAATGGTGACTTGTACATCTGACTCGAAAAGCTCTGCTACACGCTCTTCTGAGACGGGTGTGCCAACCTCAGCGCCGTACTCTTCATCACCCTCCACAACCAAGTGGCCGATACCGCACGTTGGGAGTCCTAGATGATCGAGGTAGACCTCATACTTGACGCCCTCATCAGCCTCGATTTCTAAACGCAGTTGCTCTAAATTCATTTCTTCTTCCTCAAGCTCATAATTTTGTCCGCGCCCTTGACGGCAAAGGCCGAGCTACAGGCAAGGAATAATAAATACTGATACCACTCAGGGGTCTTTTCCAGAGCCAAAAACCCTTGATCTAGACGATCAATTACTGAGTTATCGCCAGTGACCACAGCGTAGCCGACAGCGATGATGGGGAGCGTCAGGACGATAGTGAGGTATTCATCTTTCCATGAGTTTGCTGAAGCGTCAGCCATCTTGGATTCCCAGTCAGCGTCATTGTTGATCGCAGTGATCTTACGCTGTTGAATCGCTTTCTTCTCTTCAGCCTTTCCTTTCAGGAAGTCCTTGCCCAACTCCATTGCCGGGCCTAGCAACATCTGTAACACGCTCAACCTCCTCTGGTTTGCGTCCACAGCGATCACACCGCTGTACTGGTCTGGCGACAGTCTTACTGCCGCATTCGGTCTCGTACAGCCCTCGTGTGAAGCTATACAGACAGGTCTTCATTACTCGGCCTTTCTCTTCTTAGCGACAGCGTCCCCAAGAAAGAATGAACTGACAAGCACAGCGATTGAGGCGAAATAAGTAGGCGCGATGTCAGCGATTAGTGTTGCCGCTTTATCCATGCCAAACATGTCAGCACAAAAGATCCCTAGTGGATATAACAAAAGACCGAACAGCGAGAACCACGCCATAGACCTAATAGCGTCACGCTGTTGATCGGAATCCTCCATTTTTCTACGCATGTCCTCAAGCATGATCTTGCGCTCTTCAGCGTCAATCACTCCATCGCCATTCAGGTCATACTTGTTTGCTTCAGATTCTGTCATGNTNTNGCTGTCCTTTTCTTTGGCTTNTTGGCAGTCTTCTTTGCCTTAGCAAATGCCGCATCAGTTGGAGCGCCTTTAGTCCCCGGCTTCCGCATCTTCTCTTTCGAGCCTGCCTTGATGCGTTTCCGTTTCTTGTGGATGTTCGCGTACAGGCTCATGACATTGCTTGTGCAAGGCACATTCCTTTGCCGCCACCTGCCGCCGCGCATGATCTAGGGTTGGGGCAACGACTGCATGGCGTGAACCCTTTCTGCGCCTTACTGTTCTGTGACATCTTCTTGCCATATGCTTTCTTAGCCATAGTTTTCACCACTTCTTGCATGACCAGTATCTGGCCGTTAGTTTTGACGGCGGACTGCTGTCACAGCGATGCCGCGCTCTAAAAGATTTTCTGCGCTCTGGGTTTGATTTTTTGATCTTCATATTAGGATCACCGAATCGAATGAGTCGGATCGTCTCGCCTTCTTTGGCTAGCACCGCAAACTTCTTAGATGCTCCCGGCGTTCTCTTGGGCTTGTTGTAGCCGCTGAATTTTTCACCACGGTATACGATAGCCATCTCTAAGTACCTTTAAGGCTAATAATCCACAGTAGTAAGGCCACGGCCCCGCCCACAACACCGAGGACAGCAATGCCAACAGCCACATACAGGAATCCATTCTGTACGGCTTTTTTACGAGCC